GCAACGCGCCGGTTGAGCTGAATTCGGAGTCGGAGCTGGCGACGAGTTTAGTCGTCGATAAGGCGCCAGTGCCGTTCGGCGTAACAGAGATGTTTCCGTCTACGCCGTCGGCGATGGTAATCGTTCCGCTATTGGTTCCGCTGTTGGTGCTAAGGATCAGGTCCCCAGTGCCATTAGTCGTGATCGTTGCATTGGCGTTGCTATCGCCCACGCGCACGGTGTCGGCATCAAGCTGCACGTCGCCAGTGCCATTCGGGGCAATAACCAGGTTGCCGTTAGTGTCGGTGCTGCTGATCGTATTGCCATTGATATTGACGTTATCGATCTGCGCTTCCGTCACCGGGGAGCTGGTGCCCAGGGTGACGCCGTCGATCGCACCTCCGTTAATGTCCACAAAGTCGAACATTTGGATGACGTTCGTTCCGTCGACGTAAAGATGTGCTTTACGTCCATTTGGAACCGTAATTCCGCTACCCGCCAACGTTTTAACCGTGATGCTCTGAGATCCGGTTGTGTTGTTCTGGACGATGTACTGTTTTTGGATCGTCGGAACGACAAGTTCGCGCGTAGTTGTGAGACTGACCGCAGAGGTGACGTTAAGGACCAGCGCTCGAGCCGTCTGAGTAGCGTTGGTGTTGGTGTAACTCAGCGTCAGGTTGGCGTCCGAGGCGTAGCTCGGATTGCCGTAGCCGACGATGGCCTGCTCAAGGGCCGTGCCCAGGTTGGTGTTGGTAATCGTGCCCCAGGTATTGGAGTTTTCACCAGTTGCCTGGAGTTCGATTTTCAGATTACTTGAGTACGTACTGGGCATGGGAGCCTTCCTTTAAGTCTGAATCCGGGTCCAAGTCACTGTATTACCATCGTTAACCGCAACCCACCCCGGAGTCTGAGAGTCATTGACCCCCTGCCATCCGGGCGTCTGGGAGTCATCCACAGCCCCCCACCCCGGAGCCTGAGAGTCATTGACATTCTGCCAGTTTGGTGTCTGGTTGTCATCGATCGGGCCCCAAACGAGGACTGGGGTAAGAATGGCCTGTGCCGAGACGCCCGTGGGGGTAACAGAGGCGCCTGCTGTCGTCGTGACCGACCCCTGCTGGGACGTGGCCGAAAGACCGGTCACGGTGATGGCGACCGCCGTACTGGCAATGACGTCGCCGACAAACGTGGTGCCGACCACTCCACTTAGATCGACTTGCCCGGTTCCTGTGACCTGCACTTGGCCGATCTGGCCAAAAGCACTGACCCCGACCACGGTCCACTCTACGGTGGGGGAGTAGAAGGTCTGGGTATTGGTGTAAAGAGACGGCAGCAGCCCATAGACGCTGTTGACTACAGGGCTGTAGAACGTCTGGGTATTGGTATAGAGGGATGGAGCAAGGCTCACCGGCCCTGGGGTAACGGTCGCCGAGTAGAAAGTCTGTGTATTGGTATAGAGAGACGGCAGCAGGTCGTACGTGGCATTTACGACCGTCTGGAAGAACGTCTGTGTATTGGTATAAAGGGACGGAGCAAGGGTCACGGCCCCTGGGACGATCGTTGCGCTATAGAACGTCTGGATATTCGTATACAGCGACGGCAGGAGCGTAACGGTGCCCGCGACTACCGTGGGGCTGTAGAACGTCTGGGTGTTCGTATACAGCGACGGGAGGAGGCTGTACGTCGCATCTACGGTCGCTGAATAAAAGACCTGGTTATTTGTGTATAACGAAGGTGCGAGATTTTGGAACTGGGAGACCGTGGCGCTGTAAAACGTCTGGGTATTCGTATACAGCGACGGCAAGAGGTCCTTGCTTGCCGTAGCTGTCGGCGAGTAGAACGTCTGCGTATTGGTGTACAGCGCAGGAGCCAGACTGTAACTAGCGCTGACCGTCGCTGAGTAGAACGTCTGCGTGTTGGTGTACAGCGCAGGAGATAGGTTCTGCGCTGCGCCGGTCTGCGAAACGGTCGCGCTGTAGAACGTCTGCGTATTGGTGTACAGCGCAGGAGCCAGGTCATACGTCGCCGTTACTGTCGGCGCGAAGAACGTCTGGGTATTTGTGAACAGCGACGGCTGTAGATTTACCGCGCCAGCGGTGACGGTCGGCGCAAAAAACGTCTGCGTGTTGGTATAGAGGCTAGGCGACAGCGTTTGCGCTGCGGCCCCACTTTTGAATAACAGCAGCAGCGACATTTAGTCGCTCCTTATGCCCAGGGGAGCGGCAATTGCGTAATAGGCGGCAGCCTGTTGGTTATCAAAAGGTTGTCTACGAACGCCTCAAGTTCCAAGATCTGGCTCGGCCCCATTGCGCCTTGCACCCAGCCAATCACCTGCGCCTCGGTCAGACTGTCATACGGCGTAAAGGAGCCGCTAGGCACCGAAAACTGCGTGAAGCCTTGCGTACCTGCCGTGTCACCCACGACCGGATCGGTCGCCGTGATCTCCCATTGTGCGCGGACAACAACGTCCGTCTGCCCGTCAAGTTGCGGACGAACGTCCATCGACATAATGCGCCAGTTGTAAGTGTTCATTAGTTACAACCCAAAAGGTATGCGCCGGAGTTGATGTGGTAATACAGAATTGCGCCGCCCGCTGCGCCACTACCGCCAGCTTGGTCGGTGTTATTTGCGGTGCGTCCACCGCCTCCTCCGCCGCCAAACACAAAACCTATGACACCTGCGCCATTGGTCGTGCGTCCTGCGCCGCCACCACCGCCCGGTGCAGTTGCGACACCGGCAGTCTGCCCAGAGGCATTACCGCCTCCTCCGCCGCCACCACCGCCAGACGTACTTGAGTTCGGAGCCGTCGCGCCGTTACCACCCGCCGTCACAGAGTCACCCACGCCGCCCGTCGTTGAGCCGTTGGCTCCCGCGCCAGCGCCGGTAATGTTTGAGGCAGCGCCTGTTCCGCCTTTTGCAACGGCTGTCGTGGATGCGAAAGTCGTATCGTTCCCATTGACGGTCGCAGTCGTTGATCCAGGAGCAGTCTGACCAACGGCAACGGTGTAGTTCGTTCCGCCAGTTGTGGCGATTGTGCTAACGACCAATTGCCCACCCGCGCCGCCACCACCCGCAGCGGGGTTTCCGGTCGCTCCACCTCCCGCGCCGCCACCGCCGTATAAATTTGCAATCGTCCACGCCGTGCCGTGCTGGCCGGTGAACGTATTGGAGGCCGCCGTGTATCTAACTGCCGCCATTACGCCTTGCTCTGGAATCCGACAACAGAGATATAAACTGTGGTAGCCGCAGCCGAAACGTCATACGCCAATGCGGTGTTAGCCGTTGGCTGGCGCAGCGGGACAGGGAAAGTAATTGTCGCACCGCCAAGGGCTGGCAGAGGGATCGTGTAGATCACAGTTCCCGCCGTGCCGTCGCGCAAATCAAGAAAGACGTTGCCCGTCGATGAGTTGTAGACGGTAATCGTCGAAATGAAGTTACGGGTGCTGGCAACCGCGCCAAAGGCGGCAAACGCCGTCGATACGCCGTCCGTGTTCGTGACACGGGTCACGATGATGTCGCCGTAGGTCGTCAGCGGCTTGGTGACCAATACGCCGTCGAGGTCAGCATAGGCGTCTGTTCGGTCGCCGTCGGTGACCAACGTGACGTTATCTAGTGACGCGACTGCCTTCGCGCCAATCTTGACCGGCGCGCCAGAGTCTGCCGTGTCATGCGCGACGTTGCCGACCGCATCGACGTTTAGTTCACCAGTCGTCGTGACCGACAGGGTTCTAGCGTTCGTGCCATCACTACCCGCAGCCAGCACAGGGTTTCCAGAAAGCGTTGCACCGGAGGCGGCAGCGCCGACCACCGTGACGTTCCCACCGACTCGGGTAACGTCAACGTCCATTCCGTTTGAGATGTCACCACGCACGCGATCCCAGGTCGTGCCGTTGTAGACGTAGGTGCGGCTTTCAGCATGAATCGCGTTGCCGCTATTCGGTTCCGCGTCGCCTGGGTCGGTGTCAATCGTGATGATATTTGTTCCATCGCCTACGGGAAGGCAAGCGTTAGAAACGTCGGTCTTTAGCCCGTTGGTGCCATCGGCAGGAATCAGCGTCCGGCTGCCATCGGTCGAGATGGCAAGTTTGACCAATTGCACCTGCTCGCCGGTGCCGGTCACCTGATCAGTGGCGATGTCTGCGCCACTGCCCGGTGTAATCGGTACGTTGTCTGCCATGACCTACCTCAGAGCTGGAAGATGCCGGACGCGTTCCAGGTAATTGAGATGTCGCCGCCGTTGGGCGTAACCGGCAGACCCGTAACTGACGTATCAATCCACGCGACAAGACGCGAAGTCGCAGCGGACCCGGTGTCGATGTAGATGAGCAGCGCCTCAACCGAGTTGCCGCTGACGGCGGTGAATGTCACGTTGTCGCCATCGAATAGCCCGTTGGTGACGGTCGTGTTGTTGATCGTCTGCGGCGTGCCGACGACACCCGAAACGCTGGAATAAAACTCATCCGCCGCGTTGTAGGTGTAGACCCCCGTGTCGATCAGCGCGACCTTGACCGTGCCGTCGTTCAGATCAACGTTGGCCGAGGCGTCGAGCAGCGCCTGCTTGTAGAGAGGATAGATTGCGTTAGCCATTTAAGTGCTCCAATTAAGCGATTCGGATGATCGCGCTTGTCGAATCAGCCGTTGGGAAGATAATCGTAAACGTACCACTGGTTGAAGTCTTTGCCCCGCCAAAATCCAGCACGCATACAGACGGGTTTCCGGCAGCCGTATCGTTGTAGATCAACGCTCCATACGCCGTAATCGTCGCGCTCGTGAAAGACAGGTCAGCAAAGTCCGTAAATGCGGTCGTACCACTAGAGGTAGGGGTGACGTTCGTCAGTGCTCCGCCGCCTGCCGAATACGTTCCGGAGTTTCCTACCTCGTTACTCGAGGTATATGCAGTGGTTGCAGCAGTGAAAGACGCACCGTTGTCGTACAGCGCGAGCTTAAACGTGTCTCCGGTACCGGTAGTAAAGTTGTGCACGGCTTTCATCAGCTCCACTTTGAAGCTGGTGCACATAAAATTGCCTGAAAACGCCATAACTACTCTCCTAAGATGGCCACCAGCTCAGGGTGTCCCGCTTCACGAAGCCGTTGAGCAATCGTAGCGCGATCCTGTTGAACGGCTTCACGCAAATAAAAAGCAACAACATCTTGTACAGCGGCCTTGAACGCATGCGCCTGTGCCTGAATGGCGGGATGGGAACGATCGCCGACGTACACAATCTTGTCAGCGGCCCGTTGAGCAAGCTCTTCGGACGACCAACCGCGATTTTGCGTCGTAGCAACGCTTACCCCACCCACCAAAACAGGCATTTCTACGGTAATCATGGGCCAGGCGACTCCGATTTGACCGGTATGCGGATCATACCATCGCGGTACTCGTCGCGACGCCTACGGCCCTGCTGCTCGATGCCCAGGCCCTGGATGGACTGCTGATATGCGTTCTGGAAGTACTGCATCATCTCCGGCGGACCCTTGGTATAGCTATATGCCTGGATCATGCAGGCATAAAACAGGGCTTCCGGGGCGTTCGTGCTGATCCAGGTGGTCGTATTGGTCGAGGATAGCTGCGTCGGGCGGTAGATATAGCCCATTTCGACCACAAAGTTAGCATTTGGGGTCGGCGCGACGTAGAAGGTGTTCTGATCCCAGACCGAATAGTACTTGGGGACGCCCGTGCTGGCCCCGTTTGGCCAGTATTCCTTCATAAACGAGGTGTCACGGAAGTCCAAAAAGATCTGGTCGCTACCCGAGGTGATCATCAGATAACGATGAGTGAGGATGTCACTCGGTGCGGCCAGAAACTTGTTGCCAGAAGTCATTGTTCCGCTGACTTCGAGCTTAAAAACGTCTAAATCGATGTCCCGGAGGATCCGGTTCTCGGCAAAAGTAATGAAATTGTTGATAACCGAGTTGGTAAAGACGTTGTCGCCTACCTCGGAGTAGCCTCGGATGTTCGTAACCAGTTCATCGTATGTCATGACGTCGTCACCGTGACCGACCCAACAACGCCTTGGGCAATAAGTGCCTGTCCAGATACGTACGGCCGCATGTCGTTGGTGCCTCTTGCGCTACCATAACTCTGGAACGCAGTGAATCCGGGGGCCCCCACGAACACGGAGACCGGCTCGATACGATCCGGACGCGGGTCTCGCAACGCAATAGCGTCTCCCCGATAACGAAGCGGCTCCAGTTGCGGTTCTTTTGGCTCATAATCGTCCGGGCAGACCATGTACCCTTGCCACTGCTTGCGCAGGACGTTGTAGGGGTAGCGTTGTCCACAGAAATCGCATAGTGCGTACGAAAATTTGCCGGTTGCGTAGGCCATTAGACCCCCAAGTCGGGCACAAACTGCACACTGGCAGTGTCCCGATCCTCCAACGCAGCGCGATTGAAGTCCTCGTCATAGAGTGCTTTCAGTGCCTGCGCACGGTCAGGGGCGTACTTAAGCGACAACTGGAACGCAAGGCCGGACACAAGGCACGGCAGGAATCTGAAGTTGATATCCGTCGTGTTGGTGTAAATGCCTGCGTCCTGGATGCGACGAATGCGGTAATACACGAACGTGTACGCCTGGTCTGCCGCCGGATAGAAGTAAACCTTCGGAGTGCTTGTGCGCTCGACATAAAACTGCGCAGGCCGCGCTTCCGAGGTCTTGTCGGGGACGTTAAGGTAGTCCTCGCGGCTGATCCGCTCGATGTATACGTCCGTATTGACGCCCTGACTGCTCTGTCGAATGATGGCTTCGAGCACATTGACCGTATCCGTCGGCAACGTGATCTCTTTGGTGCCTTGAGTAAGCGAATAAGTCGCCTGCTCAATGGTCCAGAGGTTCAACCCACGGTTTGCCCAATCCAAAAAGACCAGGTTTAGCGAGCGACGGGCCGAGGCGAGCTGATAACCCGCCGTCGGCCGCATGCCGCAACGCTCGAACGCTTCCTCGATGATGTCATCGATGGAAAGGTTGAAATCGGTTGTGCCCGAAGTAGCCATGAATTAGCCGCAAGACCCGCCGTAACGCATCTTCTTGACCTTCTTCTTGGACTTTCCGCCAACCATCATGCCCATAGCCATGCGCTTGTGCTGATTGACGTCTCCACCCTTCGACATCATAAGCACCTTACCGGTGCTTTTGCTGGGCTCAGAGACCATCTTATTTTTGCGGCCACTTTCGACCGCGCCGCCGCCGCGAGAGGCGGCTCCCATTCCACGTCCAGCCATGTTAGTACCCTCGCATCGCGCGACCGCGCGAATC